CTACCGTTTTGGGTTTAGGAGTCACGGCGGTAGGTTTTGCTCCAGCTTTTGCTGGGGCTCCGTAGGACGGCCTAAACCTTTTATATGCGTCCGCCATAGCTTTCCCCCCAGCGGGGCTAATAATTGCACCACCAGGACCTGTCGTTGCCCGGGGAGCAGCAGTACCAGTGCCAGGTCCAGGGGCCGGTCCTGGTGCTGGCACTGATCCGGTGGAACCCTTACCATCGCCGTACATGGCTTTATACTCAGCTGCTTTGGTGGCGGTTTCTGTGTCAATGGTATCTTTTTGAGCCGTCAAATTTCCTGCAGCTGTAGCGATATCAGCTCTATACGCGGCCTCATCGTTGACCACGTTGCGTAAGTTTTGTCCACTTCGGAGCGTTCCGCTGCTTTCAGCACCAGTAGCTGTATTGCGCTTTTGTTCCATATACTGAACGTCGCGTGTTCCGTATATGTTGTTTCCGGAAGCGTCCTTTTTGTAGGTAGCATTGCCGGAAGCGTCAAAGGTGGCAGTGGTGGCGCGATCGTAGGCAGCGTCAAGAGCAGCCTTCTTGGCTGTTGCTGCTTCTGTCAATTGGAGCCTGAGCTGATCGTAGTAACTAACTGGCATGGTGATCCTGGTCGATATGTTTGTCAAGCTTCATGTCCATCCAAACCTGCATATCCTTGACTTCCTTTACATCGTGCTTGACTGACTGGATAAGGTCAACAGCTTGGCCGTGTTGATTAGTGTTGCGCTTGTCCAATCTATATAATACCCACATAAGTGGTCCCGATATAAGGGCCACCAGGAGAGCAGACCAAGCAGCAGTCATGATCAGCCAGGCTTGGGGAGTGCTCGCCAAGCAGCTTCAAAGCGCTCAGGGTCGTCGGCCATTGCAGGCTCAAGCTCTAGATGCAACCACTTCCCCCCAAAAGATCCAGCGTTATCGAACTCGGTGAACAATTTTTCCCCAGCCTTCCCCTCCCCGCGACTGCACCTAAAACCGCGACCATACCCGGGCTTGCCGTCCTTGACGTTTTTGTCAAAGGCGTAGTCGTGAATCTCGACGATGCCGAGTTCCTTGGTGTACTGGAGAAACCAGTCGTACATCTGTACTCCAACCTTGCGGTCGTCATAGCCAATGTCAACGGCAGCACCTGTAGCGTGGACGCTAAGCCACTTCTCCATGCCGGGGTCCTTGGCAGTCTTGCCTGCGGTGTGAGAATTTCTCATCAACCGCGAAGCGTAGATTCCTAGGTTCTTAGTCTTCCAGCGGCGGTTACAGAGGTCGGCCAGCTTCTCCGTCCCAGGACGGGCTTTACCATGGTCTTTCGCAGGATAGTAGGGATACTTACGCGGCACTGTGCTTGTCCCGGTCTACGCCAAATGCCTTGTCAACTTCAGCTTTGGTGAGCTTGCCGTCGCTAAGAGCCTTGCTGAGATCGTAAACAACCAAAGCCACGGCAGCGCCACCAGCCTGAAGAGCCTTGTACCAAAGGGGAACGCTGATATCCTTAGCAAATGCGTCGATAACCGACGAACCAGTGATGATGCCAAGCGAGCTGGATACAAACAGGGCGATCAGGCGGGTAGCTACATCTTTGACAACTTGAAGGTTCATAGGGCAATTATCCCATATATAGTAGCGTATTGCTACAAGCCTGCTGCCGCCCACAAGGCATCGATCTGAACCTGCATCTGAGAGATTCGGTCTTCCAGGGAAACGATGTTTTCCCGCAAGGCCGCAGCGTACTCTTCGTAGCTTTGAGTTTGATCGTTCTTGAGCACGTAAGCCAGCTCATAGGCCTGGCGTGGGTGACGCCACACAATCTCAATTGGGTTCATCGCGAATCTCCTTCAATCCAAACACGCTTAATCCTAAAGCCGGAAAATTTAATAGACACATTGTGCTTGTAACCATAGCCCATGTTGTCTGAATCAAACCGCAGGATACGTGTAGCAGTAACACGTTTGTAAGGATTGGCGTTTGCGTAGGGTGCCGTCTTGACTTCTGCGGGTGTGAAAGCGGTGGTATTGGGAATGCTAGCAAGGGCTTGAGAAAAGACACGATCGCTAGAAATAAAATTGAGATTAGGGTCGTAAGCAACATCTTCCGGAGCGCCGTTAATAACTGTGACTGTCATTTCTGCGTCGCCGGAAAAATCGCCATAATTAATATAATCTAAATCAAGAGTTGCTTCAACATAAATGCGGCGGATGGTAGAAGCTTTTTGGTCATCCACTGGGGACAGAATAAGCGTACCTTCAGTTAACGCATCAAAAGTAGTGTTGTCATCCCCGGCATAGTCATGGCCAGCGTTTACTTGTTGCTGAAACCAAACACCAAAAGAAATAGACTTGTAACGCGCAAAAGCTTCTGCGCCAAACCCGCTGGTTGTAATATTGGAAGCAATCTGCATAAACACCATTGCGTTGGGCGGAAACCCAAAAACAGCGGACGGAGTTTGATAGTTGTTTACAGCGCTATAACGCCTGATAAATTTATCGTTTTGAGACACCCCTTCGATTGGGGCAGAATAAAAATTGAGCGAATCGCTTTTGATTCTTAGCCAGTCTCCAAACCTGTTTCTAATCAAAGCGTAAAAACCGCCAGCACCAAACTCGCTTACTGAGTATGTACATACAACGTCGCCATTGGACGATGCAGCAAGAGAAGGTGGTGTTACGTGATCAATGTTTGCATAAGGAGAAACAAAGGCGCGTCCAAGGTTTTGGTACGCAGCAACACCAACCTGCTGGCCGGACAGATAGTTAACGTTTGCATAATACGGTTCCGTCAATCTTGACAAATAGAACATCGTATTGGACTGAGAAACAATTGAAGAATAATCAGTATTCAATGGGTAAACAGCATCAGAAACCTGGCGGACAGCTGCCGTAGCCCCCAATACTCCCGTAATGGAATAGATGGCGTTTGGTTTGATAACCAGCAAATCGTCATATCTCGGGATTACCCAAGTAACGCCGTTATTCGAATAGCCTGGAGCAATGAAATCTAAAGTAAGCCAGCTGCTAAAATTCAATGCTTCAGAATAGTAAACGTAATCAGTCGTAGAAGACCATGCAACCATTCGTGCATTCCAAACGGTGATCCCGTCAACGCTCGTGATACCCGAAGGAAGTGTGATTGTGGTCATAGCCGCTGGGTTAATTGCGTCCCAGTTGCCAGTGCCGGTAAATCTGTAAATCTTGTCTTTTGAACCTACGTAAGCATAAATTTGCCCGCTTTCATTGGTTGTGAAAACGTTTGTGATTGTGAAATTGTTTGTGAGGCTTACAGCGTCGCTTGAATTGATCTCACAGTTTTGAGTAGGGTCTGATGGGTTTCCCCAGCGAAGGCGGTACATTTTAAACGTGGTGGTTGAAGTACCAATAAATTGAACAGCAAAATAAATGTAATCACCACCTTGAACGGCGGGCGTCACAAAAGTATTGACCGATGCACCACCGTCAATGTACAAAGAATCGTTTTGAATAACAATTCCTGTATCGTGTTCGCCGGGAGCGTTTAAAGGGATTTGCTGGACCGCATTGGTAGCTACTACAGATCCGTCGTTTAATGATACGGCTACGTTTTCGCCAGTAAAAGTAGATCGTGGCTGACGGTTGTCGTTCTCCCCAACAAAGTACCCGCCGGTAAAGTCATCCCATGTAGAAGTAAAGGCTGGCATTATGACCACGCAGCATGTTGATAACCGGGGCTATACCGAATGCGGCGGGAGGTGTTCTGCTTCAAGTCATCTCGCATGGTGTCAAGGATTGACTGGTATTCAGCCTGGTAGACCGCAGCACGTCCCTCGTCCTGGCGAACCATTGCTGCAAGGTACGAGGTGTAGGCCACAATTAGAGGGTGGTGCAAAGCTGGCATGAGCGGTGTCGAATAGTCGCTCAACAGTTCCGGTTCGCTCCGGTAGTAATACAAAGTCCCGTTTTGATCGGTTGTCGGAAGAGGGTTGAGCCGAGCCTTGTTGCCGATGATCGTCCAAGCAAAGGTAGCCGTCATACGGTCAGGGTCAAGGAAATCCTCAAGCTGGACCCACATCACCGGAAGATCGTTGATAACTAGCTGGCGGGCCCGTACGAAGTCGTTAGGGACAGTAGCCGATCCGCCTACAAAAGTCATAGCCTGAGTGTCCAACAGCCAAGGCCATTCTTTGGTAGCTGAGATAGTAGCTAGGGAGCGGTTGATCAAAGAGTCAATCGTGGTGTCCGGAAGCAAGCCGTCGCCGGAAGCAGGGATTGCTAGGCGTTGCTTTACAGCCGTACGAATTTGACCACGGTTCATGGGTTAATTCTATCCTAATCCTAGTCCACCATCAAGGATGGACTGCTTGTTGGCAAAGAACCTGACTTGGTTGTCGTAGAACGGTTTATCTCCAGGACTGATCGGTTCGACGTAGTAGTCGTTAAACCTTTGAATACCCGCGTTGAGCTCGGCCTGTTCTAATGCTGCAAGTCCGTAAGTGTCTTCAATTCCGTGAATTTGGAACAAAGCCGACAAGGAGGATGAGGCCATGCGCTTGAACACCATTGTCTTGATTGCGTTATCCAAAGCAGAAATGCCTGATGGTCGGACACGCGCCGTCTCACTACCTGCTAGGTAGTTACTGATTTGCATAGGGGGCAAAGAGGCTAGGGCTGCGCGTTCCTCTGTAGTGAACCCAAGGGAATCAAGGAATGTCTTAGCTGCCGTGGCCGCCTCGTCTGTGTTGTTGAATGGATCTTCGGCAAGAACCGACCATTCGTAAACAAGGCGCATAGTTTCCTGGAGCGTGCGGCCGGTTACGGGAGCAATGCTGTTGTTTACCTTTTCTTCTGCCAGTTGAGTTCTGTCACTTGCCTCTACGTAAATCAAATGCGACGTGCCGTTTAAACTAAGAAACGGTTCATAGACAACAATCTGACTAACTTCTTGAAAGACGGAATCAAGGTTTTCTTGTTCAAAAGCTTTTGCCCCATACATGCCGCGATCGCAGCGCCAATCACCCCCGTCAATGGCTACTGATTTTGTAAACGTGAATGTTCCGAGCCCCGAATCAAGAGGGCGGTCATAAACGTCAAAAATACGCTCAAGCGGATAAAGGTTCAGAACCTGAACTACACCATTACAAAAGACTGTCAAATTATGGATAGGAAGCTTTTGGAATGGGTGGACCCATGCAGCCAACAGCGCCCCATCCTGAAGAACAAATACGTCAACAAAATCGACCGATTCGTTACCTGCCGGGGTTTGAACCCAAACATCTACTTCTGCTGCAAACTTAGGGAGTTTGTCAAGAACAAAAAATCCTCTGTGCGTAGACAAGATTGCTGTTGAAAATGGTTGTGTTTGGATCATGGTGCTCCATAGTACTGGAAATAGACCAAACCAACCACACCGGCACCATCGACTGCTTGACCGCCTGAACCGAACCCACCCCAGTTTGCGCCGTTAGAACCAACTGCTCCGGTTCCAATTTGCACAGAATATCCTCGGCCTCCCGCTCCTCCTGTGTACGAGCCATACGTCGTTGCAGATCCATTGCCGCCGTTGCCAGGACGGAACGGTCCATCAAGAATGTCTCCTGCGTTTCCTCCGTTAGCAGCCCACCCTGCGCCACCACCATAAGAATAGTTATTGGGATCAGGGTTGCTGTTTTTGTCTAAGTTTGAATAACCAACACCGCCGGTGGTAGCTCCGTCTCCTGATCCTTGATTGCCGCCATTGCCGCCATATGGTGGGTTGTATGCACCAGCTGCACCACCACCAGCCGACAAGGTTGTCCAGTTGGTGCCGCTAATTGATGTAGCCCCACCAGCTGCTCGACCACCGCCACCGGCACCAACCGCAACGGTTAAGCCTTGATTTGCACCACTTGAAAAGGCGCGCGAAGAAAGAGCACGGTAACCGCCAGCACCGCCACCGCCCATACCGGCACCGCCACCGCCACCGCATATAAAGATGTTGTAAATGCTCGCCGCAATAGGGCTTCCACCAGTAGGCGTAACGGTAGGGATGCTAACAGAGTACGAACCAGCAGTACCGTTTGCGTATGGAAGCAAACGCCATGTTGTGAACGTTGTAGTCCCTGATGTTTGTGTACCAACAGAGTTTGTAGCTACGGCGCGGACATCGTAAATCGTGCCGGTAGAGTTGTTGATTTCAAGACCAGTTTGATTACTAAAAACGTTTTGACTGGTGCTTCCAATTATCCCAGTAATTGTTGCTCCGTTAGTCCAGCTGGATTCAGAGCTTTTTTTGTATTGAAATTGTACGCTTGTTGTATAGCCATTGGGGTTAACTACAGCATTAAACGTTGCCCTAGATTCGTTAAAGTTTGTCGTGGAACTGATGGTAATCGCTGGCAAAAGCGTAATTCCTGCGCCCATGAACCCGTGCCTGATGGGCATTATGTACTCAAATCTCCAATAAGCACATAGCTGTCAGTTCCCACACAAAACAATGTTGCAGCAGAATACCGATCGCGAAGCTTTAAGCCTGGAGTAGCTACCGGTACTGCTGTGCCGTTAAATGTAACGGTTCCAGTTTGAAAGCGAAGGAAGTCAATACTTTGTCCTGCTGTCAAACCAAGACCCGTGTTGATAGTGATGTTGATATTGCTTGTATTGGTCAGCTGAATCATCTTGCCTACGTCGGCAGAAGAGGGGGTGTATGTTGTCCCTGATACAATTGTTTGAGTGGAGTTGAATCCACCCGTTGCGCCGGTAGCTCCCGTTGCACCAGTGGGCCCTGTAGCACCGGTAGGTCCAGTAGGACCGGTAGCCCCGGTTGGACCTGTATCTCCGGTATCACCCTTAACTCCCTGAATTCCCTGTGGACCTTGTGCCCCCGTAGCGCCTGTTGGCCCTGTAGCGCCTGTTGGCCCTGTTGGTCCAGGAACGGTAGAATCTGCACCTGTTGCACCTGTTGGGCCTGTCGGTCCCGTAGCGCCTGTCGGTCCTGTCGGTCCTGTCGGTCCCGTGTCTCCTGTGTCGCCTTTGATTCCTTGAGCGCCCGTGGCTCCTGTAGCACCGGTAGGTCCAGTAGGACCAGTGTCTCCGGTATCGCCCTTTGGTCCCTGCGGGCCCGTGGCTCCTGTAGCACCTGTTGCTCCAGTATCGCCCTTAATACCCTGAATGCCTTGCGGGCCTGTAGGACCAGTAGCTCCTGTGGCTCCAGTCGAACCTGTGGGGCCAGTAGCTCCTGTAGCTCCCGTTGCACCAGTGGCTCCTTGAGGACCAGCGTTTGTGGTGCCGACGACGGTAACAACGGCGCTCGTAATTACGCCGGAAACAACGTCAGCCCTGGTAACTGTTACGTCTACGCTGGGCATTAAGTCCTCGTAACGTCAGGCAAGACAACAAAGGAACCGGAAAGAATGGTAGTGATAATCCCGGAAGCGTTTTCCTGGAGATCCCAATAATAGTTCTGTGGTTCAAGAACGGCTGTACTTGCGGCAGACATAACTAGCTGAAGAGTACCAGCTGCACCGCTAATAATTGTGCAGGTAAAGGTGGCCGCTGGAGTAGGGTCGTCATAGTTCTGACGAACCATAGATGTGTATACGCGGCCAGTAATGTTAATGGGCGTTGTGCCGTTAGTGGTCATTGTGACGCCGACAGTCAGCGTATCCCCACGTGTTACTACAAGATCCTGCTCTGCTGGAACTGCCATTAATCATCTACTCCAACGCCAAATGCGATAGCCACAACACTAACACCTAACGTAGCAGCGCTGATGTACAATGCTTTACTGAGGGCGTCTCCTGACAGGGTAATTAATACCATACCTGTTCCGGAGGCCCAAATCAGCAGAGATAAGATAGCACCAAAATACTTACGCATTGCTAGATTTTATCATTTCCGGCGAATTGCTGCAGGAGCTACGCTCATAGCTATGCCGATAGCAATCAAACTGCGGCGCTCGCCTACAGGCACTGTAGAGCCCACAGGGACGTAGGAATCGACCTGACCGCCGAAGATGTTGATTTCCTCTTCAAACGCCTCACGGACCGCCTCAGGGGCCGATTGGACGGCTACAACTAGTTCTTCCAACTGAGTATCAGAAAGCTCTTCGATTTCCAACGCAGCAAAGACCTCGGTGGCCTGTTCCTCAGTTGCTTCCGCCAGGGCTTCCTGGCTTGTTGCAATTTCCGCGGCCTGATCCGCAGTCACCACTGGGGGTATCACTACCGGGGGTGCTGTCGTCGTAGTCTCGGGCACTGTCGTTGTCGTGCTTGTAGTGGTTGTGGTTGTGGCAGGGACAGTCGTAGTCGTGGCAGGCACAGTCACTGGCGCTGCAGTAGTAGTAGGAATCGTCGTCGGAATTGTGGTAGTTTGAGGCCATGTCGTTGTCGTCTCCGGAATCGTGGTGGTAGTAGTTGTGGTGGTGGTTGTAGATGTTGTGGTTGTTTGAGGTAGCTCCGTGGTTGTTGTTGGTGGGAGCGTTGTCGTGGTGGTCGTTGAAGAAGTCGTAGTTGACGCAGGGATACCATTAAAGGTTAGCTCGTAGCTGACGTTCCACTGCACCCCGTCACGCCACACATCGGGCTGGTGGCAGCATGTACCCGCGCGCAGGCGATATCTGCCGGGTTGCACTTCCATGGAGATGTAGGACTGCAAACCCCTGTAATCGTCATTGGTGTAGAGAAGGGTACCCTGCTCGTCGTACAGCCACAACTGGGGATCGGAGTTGCTGCTCTCCATCATGAAGGTCTCGGCAATAAACTGCGTCGGTTCGGTGTACTCAAACCAAAAGTCTGTAGGCCTGGTAATTACCGGATTTTCAGCTTTTGCTTGTGAAGATAAAAGAAAAAAGCTTAGGAAGAATAGGGAAACAAAAAGTCTAAAGCTTTTGAGCATCTACTAGATTAGCATAATGCCGATCGTCGGAGTACCCGTACTGATAATACTAACTACAGCCCCGCCACCATTCCACGGAATATCAATGTACCCAGGATTTCCGTGAACCGTTACGTACGTATTGTCGCCACCAACGGTAGGTGTAGCTGGTGTTAAACCAGTGCTGGCTAGAGTTACATAGGCATGAGAAGTACCGGCCGTAGTAACAAAACGCAAAGCGTTACCTGTTCCAGTAAGGGTAACGGTATCTACCGTGTTTGCCACTAGCGTGATGTACTTGGATTGAGAAGATGAGTATGTTGCCATTATTTGAGTCCGTTATTCATTGAGTATTGACGTTTGGTGCCACCTTCAAGGTGACCGATATCTTTAATGATAGCAAAGTGCATCTTGTCAGCGAGTTCTTCTGCCTTATCGCGTTGTGCTGAGTCTTCTGCAGCACGGGCAGCACGGTTCTTCTTCTGAATGTCCTCAATCAAGCGGTGGCCTTTTTGCCAGTCGCCTTCAATGAGCTTCACAATAAGAGAGTGATCGCAGCGCGGGGAAGAGCACGCAATGTAAGGCGTGTTTTGGCCGTCGATTAGCCATACTTCAAAGTGCTGCGTAAGAGGGTTAAACAGGATACTGGCAGTCGGATCACCGCGCCAGCCTGATTCGTCTCCCTTGCGGATTCGTTCCGAGATGTTGTACACATCGGTGGAAATCTCAGCCCATCCGTCCGAGCCTGGGATGTGTTGTCCCAAAATGTCATGAGCTCTTAAATCCATAATGTTCTCCTAGATGATGCCAGCCGGAGTGGGTGAAAGGAGAAAAGACCCACCCCGGCCAACAAGCTTTTTATGCGCCGAATGCAAAGATACGAGCCACTACCGTCGAAACGTTTGTTGTGCTCGGTACTTCTGCTAATGCAGCACCGTCTGTTGTAGTGTCAACCCAAAAAAGTTCAATCTTTGGATTGGTTGTTGAACCGTCCCATGCAGGGACATAGCCATCCGTGGTTACTGCCCACAGAAAGTCAAGTCGGTTGAGACCGAGGGAGGCCAGCGAAATCGCCTCTCCCCCGGTCGCGTACGACGAGTCGAATGTGACTGTTGCTGTCACAAACTTACGGTTACCTGGAACTTCCGGACCCGTAACGATACTTACCGATGCAGGCATCTTAGATCGTTGTCTCCGTAAGGTCCTTGATCACGAAGTTAGCGTTGCGCTGCTTACATGCAAGTTCTGCATAGCAGGTCATCGTTGCTTCGTAAGCATCGGTGTTAGGAACGCGGTTCATTACTGCACCGTCAAGGTCCATGAACTGCCAGCCTTCGCCAACCTGGTGGAACACCATGCTCTCAGGCGAAAGGCCGTAGAGTGCGTTGTTCGGGCAGTCGAAGTCTGCGTAGAGGACCGTTGGGCCTTCGTCACCCTGTCCGGAGACTGATGGTGAGTAGTACTGGATACCTGCGTAGCCACCCTTGAGCTGTGTCTGCTCCATGTTTCGCTTGAGCGAAAGGAACAGGTTTGCAACCGAGAGGTGAACACCTTCTGCAGAAACGAGAAGCGATGGCTTCTTGCCGCTGTTGATGAGGGTCTTCATGATTGCACCAGTGATGAGGGTCTCGGTAACTGCACGGTTGGTACCGCTGTTGCTGTTAACGTAGGCCTTCCACTTTGGCTGGCTTGAAGGGTTAATGGTGTGAAGAATTGCGCTATCGTCGACAATTGTCTGAATACCTGTCAATTCCTTCTGACCGTCGCCTGGCTGGCCGCTGTTGCTGGAAGCACCGCCTGCACCTGCACGGAACAAGAAGTGAGATGATGAGGTGGTAACTGCTGCACCGGAGATAACAACGGTCTTAGCTGATTCGCTAAGTGATGAGATCGTACGAGCGGAAGCAACTACGGTTGGGTCAGCTACGGTACCAATGTCAACGACCATGCCACCATCAAAGAAGAGGTTGCGGAGGGCGGTTGTACCGGTTGAAGAAGCCAAAACGACAGTTGTTGAAGAAGTGGTCGTACCACACTGAGCGATAACACCGTTAGATGTACCCCAAAGCTGGCGGTTGACGTCCTTCATTGCGTCACGGCGGATTCCCTGCATTTCAGCGTCAAGTGCGTCAACGAACGCGCCACGGTCTGTAACAGCCTGACGAATTGTTGGACCACTCAGCTGGATGCGACCATAGACGTAGCGGACTGGTACGGGGACCGTCGCAAAGCCTTGGTTGCCTGCTGTTGGGAGCGTGCCATTTTCGCCGCGAGCGCCGACACCGGACGAACGTCCGAGGTGGAGTGCATGGCGGGCAACACGGCCCGTGATGGTGTCGCGGCGAGTCTCGATCTGCGAGAGGAGAAAAGTCGCTTGGTTAAGTTGGTCGATGTAATCCTTGTAGTCGTCCTTAAGGATTGCATCAACGGTGGAAAGGCTTGCGGGCACTTTGTTATTCCTTACTGTTGATTGTTGTTTTGTTGATGGATTGAGTTGTTTAGACCCACTACCCGGCGGTCCCTAGTTCTCCGAACATCGGGGCGCTATGACTTTCCGTCAACGTGCCTTTGTGGTGACTATGTTTTCACACCGTCTAATCCAAGACGAATGTATATCTATATGTTATATGTTACTTGAGCTATGTCAAGTAGCCTAACTAAGACCGTTTTGTCCAAGACGAGCCATGGCCCGATCGCGTGGAGACATGTTGTTATTTGGCATGATTGGCGGCAGTCCATTAGGTGCTGCTGATGGCATACCTTCTGATGGGTTTTGGCGACGCTGCACAATTGATTGAGCTTGCTGAAGAATCTGATTTTCAATGTCCGCAATTGCGGCGTGGAGATCCAAGTCAGGGCGTTGCTGTGCTGCTGCAATAGCTGCAATAGCTAATGGGCCATTGGGGTCGTACCCAGCGTCCTGCAGTGTTTGTTCAATTTCAACCTCGTAGCTCTGAACAATCTGCTCGTGCTGAAAAGCCTGCATACGCTGTTCGACCATTTGCTCTACTTGCTGAGGGGTAAGACCCTGCTGCTGGGCCTGCTGAACAGTTTCCTGCATTACTTGCTGTTGTGTCTGACCCTGGCTGTTGACGCCAGCAATTTCGTAAAAGCGGTCACCGGCAAGTGTTTTGGCGTTTTCGATCATCCACTGAATAGCGGTGTCTTCGTCACCAGCAGCCCATGCCTGTGCAAAACCCTGTACAGCTGCTGCGTCATCAGGGTGCATGTTGTCAAATACTTGACGAATTGGCTTGTAGCGTTCACGTTCACGGATCCGGTCCTGGACTTCTGAACGGTAGCGCTCTTCCCAGTTGCCGTCAACGCCAGCTTCAACAGGCGCTTCTGCGGCCGCCTCTGCTGGTTGTGTTACGTAATCAGTGAAGTTAGTTTCTTCCATTGACATTTACATTCCTTCCATTCCGGGCGTACCACCCATCATCGTAGGGTCCATCATCGACGGATCCATCATTGAGGGGTCCATCATCGACGGATCCATCATTTGCTCTCCACCCATCATAGGCATACCTTGTGGTGCCATTTGGGAAGATCTTTCCATATCGATCATTTCTTGTTCGATATCCATTTGACTTTCAGGAATTGGCAAACCTGCACCGGACTGCAATGCAGCCATTACACCAGGATCGGGAGTCATACCCATTGATTCTTGGTCAGCCTGAGCCATGGTTGCGGCAACCTCGTTAGACATGTACTGAACGTGAGCCATAATGTGGGCGTCAATAAGCTGCTTGACCTCGGGGTCTGCAAGCTCGTATGCCGGACTCTTGCGTTCGGTGTTGTGAATGTTGATGTGAATGTCGTGAACGTCAAAGTCCTCGGGGATGACCGGTACGCCTTGCATAAGGAGACCGTTCTCCCATTCAGCTTTAGCCATGTCAGGGTTCTGCTGAGACAAAAACAGCTTCGGATCCGGAAGATCGAGCATCTTACTGATAGACCTAGCGTCTACGTTTTGGAACACCATCGGGAATTGCTGGGCAAGCGACGTAATCATTGACTGTGTAGCAAGCTTACTGCGTGGCATTGTTGCGTCAATTGGAACAAGGACGATTGGCTTTTCGTCAATGTCTTTAGCGTTCCATGTGACCTGGTGAGGGACGCCCTGCTCAGTAATAAGCATCACGTTTCGGGTGATCCCGGAGCTTTCTGCATTCATACGGTACAAAGCAAGCGTCATCTCGCCAATACGACCCCAACCCATTGATTGGTCCTTAGCCATGGGGCCAAGAGGTGTATCGTCTTTTTCAGCAAGCAAAGCCAAAGCAAGTCCACTGTTGCGGTCGCCAGGAGCTTCGCCTCGTGTGGTTTGGTGCGTATGAAAAATGTCGTCCATTTCAGCTTCTAGCTGCGCTGCTTCACCGGAAATCCAGCGAGGTACCTCAGGAGCGGTTTGCCAGTGCGGTTCACCAATCTCGCTGTTGTATTCCAGGGTGTCTGCTGGGTCAATCGTAATCATGTCAGCGTCGTCAACAGATCCTGCTGGAATCATTAGACGAGCGTTGGCTGCCTTACGCATGTGTTCAAGAATCGTTGAACGTGCACGGTTGTATGCGTACTGAACGTCTCGCGCGGGGGTGAGTAAGGTGTGCCCAACCCAGCTGGTAGGGATCTTGTTTTGACGGAAAAGCGCAATATTCAGGTGCTTGAACGGGAATGGCCATTCATCTTCTTGAAGTACAACCTTGCCATTGACAACGTGAATTACGCATCCGGGACCGCGTGAAGTGGGTCGTTCGTAGTAGACGTAGACAAGGGTTGTTTTTGGTGGGGCACCACCCGGACGACGTAGCAAAATACTGCGATGGCGAGAAGAAAGCATAGCTTCTGCGTCGGCTTGTGGAACTTCTTCAAGGTTGTATCTTTCCTGTACCTGCTCCGGCGGGAGGCTAGTACAACGAATCCACCAGCGGGCGTCTCGATCGTTGTGGGAACCTGGTTCAAGGGTGAACTCGTTAATACCAAGCGGTGTCAGTCTGATACCACCAACCGGAACGGAGATATTGGACATTGCGTCCATAGTGTAGTCTTCGCCCTTGTCAGGGTCCCAGTCCACAGAGATTGCGCTAGCTCCGCCGAACAATGTCTGAAGGATGGACATTTCACGAATGTCTTCCCAGTTGTTGTGGCGCTGTTCGCCTAAAAGCAGGTGTTCCTGCAAACGTTGACGACGCATAGAGGAATCGTCCATACCGGTAGGCTGGACTTCCCAAATAAGCTCAGATCGCGTCAAACGAGCTAAAAGACTGCGAGTACGTGGCCCATACTTGTCGATAGTGATACGGGAGTTGCGTTCTGCTTCGTTGGCATAATCAAGTTCCTGCACTACGTTGCGGGTAGCATCCCACCAAATCCACTGATGAGAAGCGTAATAAGAGGCATTCATCCAGTAGTCGCGGCGTTCTTTAACAAGATACTGGTCGGCTTTTTGCCACATGCTAATTACATCAGCAGCACCAGGCGGGGCCCAAGGCTTCACGGAGCAACTCCTTCAGACGGGACACGCCATGTGTGGTAAATCTCTTCACCGTCGTCATTCTTCTTTTTCTTAGAAGCAGGAGTCTTCTCAGCCCTAACCATTGATGTAAAGTCTCCCGTGTGACGTGAAATAGCTAATTGTGTAATTCGACGGTTCTCACGAACAAGCCAAATAGTAACTCCCATATTACCGAGAGCTACAATAGACAACATTATCACAATTCCACATCCTTTGGTGAGACGACTTTAAAGTTCTTCTTGGCCGGAGGGGCTTCTTCAATAGGTGCTTTAGGGATGCTATTCATAATCCTAAGCGTAGTTTCAAGCTCTTCAATACGACCGGACAGCTTTACGTTGTTTTCTGACAGTTCAGTAATCATGTCGGATAGCGCCTGGTTGGAACCGGCCGTAATGAGCTCCAGGTTACGAGAATCAAGAACCATGCGGCTTAGCTCAACACAGCAGTCAGCACAGACATAAAAACGGCGATTAGCCGACGGGTTGTCATCATCGGGGCTATTTGGGTGATCTAGGTCAATCCCGGTGTCAATCGTAGGCAAGTTGACACTACGGCAGAAACCGCAACAACCTGGAAGATATAAGTAATGGTCTACACGTAACATTTGTTACCACCGTTTCGTTTTTGAGCGTTTGCCCATTTTATCGAGTCTTTCAATGTAACGCTGTACACGTCCATCTGCACCTTCAGCATACTTCTTAGCTGCGCGTTTATGGACCTCATAGGGTCTGCAGCCTAACAAATACCGCAAAGCGTCAACTGCGTGGTCTTCGTCCTTGGTGTCCAAGTCTTCAGAATTGCCTTTGTCGTACCTCATCTGAGGGAGGGTTCTAATTAAATTAACGCAGTTATCAAACACTTTAAGACGGATAACGCCATCAACGGGGCTCGGTGCCATATAGCGACGTACGTTCTGCCATCCACCAATACGCTGGTTCTTAGCCCTGGTCAGGATAACGCCGTTGCTGTTGTACTGTCCTGCAACTGTGGTTCCGGTGCCCGCTGTGTTGTTAAACATAGACGGGTCACCAACGCTCATAACGTAAGTTTCCGGTTTGTTTTCGGAAGATACAGATAAGCTTTTGATAGTCCGGGCTTGCTGTGCTGCAGTGAGGTTTTTAGCATAACTTTCCCTATAGATATACATAGTGCTGTCAGACGGGTCGATCGCGCCCCACAGGCAGCAGTAAGGGTTTGCTGTTCCGAAGTCGACACCGCGATATTTTTGCCACGAATCCGGGATCGGGAATGGGGGAACAACGTGAATGTTACGTTGAAATTCCACGAAGTACTGTCCCGAAAACGTGTCCCAGTCGCCCATGAGCTTTTGTCGTCGTTCAGTCTCAGGAAGCATTGATAGGTGCTTTTTGTAAGTCGGGTCAATATAGGGGTTATCAACAACAGTAGAAGGGACAAAAGCAACGACAAGGTGGTCGTTCGGGTCATGTTCGATTTCAAGGTTCTGTAACTCCTCTAAGTCTTCCGGAAGCTCCACAAGACGTACAATTGGTGGATCCTCAAATCCGTTTGACACATCGTACACAACAGCGTATTTGCCGTATTGGGTAGGCCCAACGAGCATTTGGTACAAGAAAGTATGTCCACGATCGCCTGGGTTGGTGGCGAACATAACGTGGGTTCTAACACCCTTTGCAGCCATCTTTTTGCTGGTACGTAGACGGCCGGAGATCATTAGCATTTGGTACGGCGTGAACTGCGTAGCTTCGTCAAAGCCAATAAAGTCATACTCAGCAGACATGAACTGGCTAACATCCTCATCGCGGGCGCAGTAACCGTATTCAATAATACTTCCATTGCCATACCACCACGCTTTAACGTTGTCGACGCTTCGCAATACTGCGTCTACTTCTACCTGTGCATACCGTACCTGAGTACGAATAATCAGAGATCGTCGGAGTTCGGGGAGGGAGGTACGAATAAGTAGGCTTCTATGACCTGGAAACCGGAGGCTGAGCTGGTGTACGTGGTAGGTAAGAAGCTCTGATTTACCTCCACCCGCTGCACCGCCGTAAAGGAGCCAGTCAACTTTGCTGAGTAGCGCATTTGCGCGTAGCTGCCGTTCGTTACCTTGGAGAGACCAAGCTGTAAGGTCTTCTTCAAGAAGCTTGAGATACTCATCTTGTTCGCGAGTAGAGAGGTTATTAAACTCTTCATCGGATAGGAGTTGACTCATGCGTCACCAGCGACAGCCCTCAACCCACCTTCAACACGACGCTTAGCCTCAAGACGGAGTTCTTCAAGGCGGTTTTGTCTCGTTTCAGGGGTTTCGTTTTGTGTACCGGAAATGGTAGTAGCTTGGTTCATCTCAAGACGGAGAATGTCGTGCCATACCTTGGCAATCTTTGTAGCTTCTTCAGCTGACTTGATTTCCCATTCTCCACCCAAAACACGCAAAGCGTTGTCTGCCATGATCGCAATAGCCATCTGAGGCAGGTCTTCACGTGGAATAGCTGCAGCCATCTTGCTAAGGCCTAGCTTTTTGAGCTGTTCCTGCGCTGTGACGATTTCTTTTGAATAACCGGTACGAACATGCTTTTCCATGTCTTTGTTCTTCTGACGAGAGACTGCGGCCTTGCGGGCGTTTTCTGCTGCGTTCTCAGGTGTAAAAGCATGGGGAAGGATATTAGCGATACGCTTTTCCCGCATTTCGTCCGATTCTGACATTATTCCGATTTTACCTGTTCGTAAATATTCTTCCATATTTGCATAGATAACTCGCAAATACCTTGAATAGAAGCGTTTTCCTCAGGGGTAATACTTCCAGCGTCGTATGCCATTTTACCTAAGTTCATGACATATGAACACCCCATAAAGATAGCAGAAGCAATATGCTCAGGCAATGGGTCAGGCCACCCGGCGGAAAGAATGCCAGCTAGTGCTTGTGCTGATACGGCACTGTCCGGTGCAGCTTGAGTGGAGGCAAGCAGAAGTTTTGTCTGCTTTGGTGTGTAGTACTCAGTCGTCATATTCGATACCATCAATCTCTCCGATTTCAGGCTGGAACGGGACTCCCAGCTTGATTGCCAATGCTTCAATCTCTGGCCACAAGAAGTTGTAAGCGGCGACAACAACATCTCCGGTTGTTTGCCATCTTTCGTTATAGACTTCCTCAAGCTCTGCTTCTGAAACCAGCTCTTCTGAGTAGTCCGCGAGATCGAACCATTCGATGGCTTTGTTTCCCGCTTCGACGGCATCTTGTAGGAATTGCTCCCATACGAGCTGCTTGTGGTAGGTTTCGTCGTCAAACGGTTCTGACGTATGGTTTCCCTCTGCCATGGTGATAATCCTCCGTACATCCCCGCCACATCTTCTACTGACGGGAAACTTAGTGCGTAATCTAAACAGTCTGCTTTGACTGTACATTCGTTGCAAATCGCTCGTGCAAGGGCGAAAAAGTCTTTTCCTTGCGGTTCTGATGGAAACCAAAGGTTTGTGTCATAGCCTTCAACGCGACACTTCGCTTCTTGCATCCATTTAAAATGGCGCTTCATCAAATAGTGCTTGCGGTTCTGATGGCTGGCTGAACTTAGGGCGATCGTCGTTTGGAAGCTCAAACCGGATACTTGGGCCGCAGTCGTCCACAAGGACTTCCATTACGGTCTTCTTTTCTCCGGCTTTAGTGGTATATTCGTCTGTCTTATAACGACCCACAACCATAACACGATTGCCTTTAGTGAACATTGAAGCAACGTTTTCAGCGGTCTTCCCCCATGCTACACAGCGGTGCCAGGTTGTTTCCTTAACACCGTTTACATCACGGGTGTCCGCAATGCTGAACTTGACCTTGGCTTTTCCACCTGTTGTGAAAGAAAGCTCCGGATCTTGTCCTAAATTTCCAATAATAGTGATGTGATTCATAATCCTCCTATGCGGATATCATATCTTCTGATTCGGTGGTTTCGGGTAAATCCCAATATTCTTTCGGCCAAAAGTACGAGGGGTGGTGTCCCAGGCTACAGGCTAGCTTATCTGCCCGGTAGAACCTAATTCCCCGTTTAACCCAGTTACGCATGACGTCGCGGCTTACGCCAAGAGCCATTGCAAAATCGCGGTCAGTATGCTCAGGATCGCGAAGTTTATCAATAACTGGCTGAAAAGGGAGAACTTGCTGCTTTTCACTCATTTTCCTCCTCCATGAGAGACTTTGCGTTTGTTTCGGAGATCTTTTTTAAAAGTGTGTTTAAGATGCCTTCGAGCTCCAAAATCCGTTTTTTAGCGACTTCCAGCTCATCTTGCGTCCGCCCATGTGCCTCTTGCGAGTCAATGAGGCGAGAGAGGGTGCTTTGCGTCCAGTAACGACTCCGGTTGTAGTTCACTTGTTCCACCCCCTGTTACTAGCCCGCCACTGTGAAGGGGAGTGGTTCTCCTCTATACGACGGCGCTGATCTTGGTCTTCGTAGAGACGGATTAGGTGCATACAAGGGTCGTAGCCCTCATCTAGAGCTTCGTCCTCTTCAGGGTCGGTAGGGAACCCGTCATGGGTCGCACACAGAGCTGGGCCGCAGTAACCACGTTCCCAGCCATACTTCAGCCATTCCTCAGCTGTCATGTCGTTAGCTTTCACCACACGCCCTCCGATGGGTTCTTTTCCTTCTCTACGTAGGTTGGTTCTTCGCCATCCCACCGTGCAATTGCTTCTTGCCATGTCATCATGGTTCCTTTCTGTTGGTGTTCACAATAGTACTAGCTAAACCTCGTGTCAACAACTTTTATAAGATAATTTGCTCCTGAGGTTGCGCTGAGCTGGATCATCGTGTATCTTTGAGTGCACAAGGTAAAGGACCATGGCCACGTAGGGAGTTGCACTCTGCTGGTGTTTACACGGGAACGTGGGTTGATGTTCCCTGCACCCAAGCAAGAATGAAGACAGATGGTCTTGCCCCTGTTGCGTAAGAGGAACAAGCAGCGTTATGAACGTCATCTCATTAAATCCGGTGTCGGCTAAAAGAACTTGGCTACGGCGACCGTCTACACAGTAGTAAACCGTGGGGGGAGCTAGAGAACTCCACCTGTGAGTTCGGCCCACACAGCAAGATAGTCAACAATTGCTCCTGAAAGAAGCTGGCGCTGGTGAAATCCACCTGTTTGGTGGGTCTTTTTGAAACAAATGTGGAAGATTTTTAACTCCGGGTACAGATTTACTGCATTTTCACCCCTTTCGGGAGCAAATCAGGCCTAAGAAGGAGGAATTTACCGCTAGGACACGCTGCAGTCTCTCCGCAACCCCGAAAAATTTTAGTCAAACGTACGGGAACGTGCTATCAATTACGCGCTTGGGGACCCCTCTGCGGTGGGGGGGTGGTGGTTGGTGGTGGATCGAGGAGCTGGGGACGGTTGGGGTACTCGGGAGATGGGAGAGATGGAGCCCCGGACGTGGTGGCCGCGGCGTCGCCAGCCCTGCACGTCCTGCACGTCCTGCCTACGTTCTCCCTCTCCCTCTCGCCACGTCCTGCACTGTCCAAAGTGGTGACGTCCTGCCCCGATTCCTGCCCTGCCCTGCCATGCCGGCCGTGTCGAGCTGATGCAGCCAGGGTGGACGTACACCGAGCGCAAGGGTGAGACAGTGGGCGCATCTCTCACGCTCTCACTGTGGGCATCACTGCCCGACACGCTTGCCACTTGATGCCACCCAAGACAGCAAGAAACCCCCACCCGAAGGCAGGGGCTTCATAGGTTGCTAGTTGGTTGCTAGTTGGTCACTGCATGGACAGACAGCCCCGACAGTAGTCCCCGACCCGTTCAGCACCACCACAACGCCAGCAAGTAGGGGCAGAGTCAGCACCAAGGGCAGACACGAAGGCATGCCCCCAACTGTCCCCCGTGTCGTTGGTATCTCGGCAGGGGTAGCACTGGAATAGGTGGGTGCTGTCGTCAATGTCGCCGTGGCTAGTGGTGAACAATGCCGAGCAATCAGCGCAAGTGTGGACGGTCTCCCCGTTCACGATTAGAGGGCGTTCTATGCCCCGTGGGTTGCAGTGGTCTTGTGTGGGCATTGTTGCCCCCTTTCAGTTAGTGCCGAGCGACTGCCCGACATGGACAGAATAACCGACAGACGGCAGGAATGAAAGAACCCCAGCAAGTCGGGGGGCGACCTACTGGGGTTCAGTTGTTGGGGTCAGTTCCCGAAGGTGATCACCTTCGAGCTGCACCGGGCGCGGTCAGGCATCTTCAAAGGTGAAGAGCCCGTCCAACCATTCTTCACACTCTCTCGGACGCTCAACGAACAGGGCGAGAGCGTCCACGAGATAGCCCATCTCAATAGTGGAGCCATACCCAGCGCAGTCCGTCACACCCCATACCGAGCACTTAGACCCAAAGCGGTCTTGTGCATAGTCCACGAGGTCAAGGAACAAAGGGAAGGGGGCGTTCTTGGGTTCGTGATTGAGAGACCATGACCAGAGATGACCGAGCGCGGCCAGGTGCTCCGGTGTCTCTTCTACATAATCCCAAACAGTGCGGGCAGTCGTCTCCATCACTCGCCCTCACCCTTTTCCAATGCTTCACGAACGACAGGGGCGATATTCGCCACCCGTTCAATGAGTCGGTCAAGCTTCTCGGAGTCTGCACCGTCAGCCTTGCCCGTGGCGTACTGCATAACCAGCGAGGAAGTGAACTCACTACCCCACACCGCAACGGCGCAAGCGTCCAAAGCGTCAGCCAGTGCACCAGTGCCACCGCCTTCGGGGTCATCCGTGGGCTCGTCGTCACCCATCACCAAACGGGACGCAACATCTGCCCGAGGAGTGACCACAGTGAAAAGCGTGACCCTTCGGCGTTCAGGGTGCAGGCTCGGAGCGTCAGCGTCCAGCGTGCCCGTCTCGGGGTTGATAGGAGCACCCCAGCCAGTGCAGACAATCGCCAAGGCGTCAGGCTTCACAAGGTCAGGAAATCGGCGGTGGTTCTGCCCGTGGCGGTTCATGGTCATATATATGTCGCCGTCATTGGGCACGAGACCTTCTACCCATTCCCTGCCCCACAGTTCCCACAGTTGGGCTACTGCCCCCGTGTCATCAGGCATAGGGACAGCCGTCCCCATGTCCTCTAGTAGTTGGCTTGCTGTTTTCATTGTTGCCCCTTTCAGGCTGTCGGCACTTGTTGCCACTGGCGAGCATACACGAAAGAACCCCCGACAATGCAAACACTGCCGAGGGTTCCTAATCGGGTCAGAGATCAGCCCCGACGTCGTCGAGCTGCACCGGCCAGGAGATCGCGCCTAAATGGATGGATGAGTGAGCAACACTCCGTTCCACTCTCTCGCACTCTCACACTCGCCCGTCCCGTTCATGATGAGAAAATCCCACAGGTCGCCCATGTCAGAGAACCCCCACACCCTGCCACCCACAGCAACACGGTGCGGATAGTTGCCAATCACATTCAAAGACAACACCACTCGGTCACCGTCCTTCAGTGCTTGACTAATCGCTCGGTGACGGGCGTCCTCGTGTTTCTTCTTCTCATTCTGATTACACACAACAAGCCAAACACAAGCCATGAGGCACAGCCCCAACACGCCCATATCTGCAAAGTAACTAGTTTCCATTTCTTGTCCCTCTTTCTGTTTGGTAAGACACGCCGAGAATAGCAGAAGCCCCGACAGGTGCGTGATACCTATCGGGGCTTGCTAGTCGGGGGAAAGGGGGAACCCCGACACAGGGCAGGCTATCGGGTCTTAGTCGTCATCCTCACCTAACGAGATAATTCCTTCCTCTAGCCCACCAGCCAAGATACGAAGTAAGAAAGCAATCAGTTGCTTGCCACCCTGCATATCGTGCAACTCGGTGGCAGTTTTCAACATGCCTGCAAAAGACATATCTTCACCACTCGCCACACATTCACGGGCTACCTGCATAAACATGAAAGTGCTCATCAGTGCATCATCCACCGCACCGCAAGGTTGAGGAATAGTCCCCTCGCCGTCGTTTAGATACTGCTCAATCTGTTGAACCACCACCCCAGTTTTGTGAACGATCGAAACGTCAGCTGCAAGCCCGGTAGGCGTGATGACATTGACGATTCGACAAGGCACTTCGCCCTCTAACTCCTCTCTCACTCCGTCGTCCTCAAACTGTTTCGCCAGTTCTTCCTTCTGCCCTTCGGTCAGTTCTTCATACCGCAAACTTTCCCCTGTCTCGGGGTTCTTGTATGCGTGATGACCTGTCCCATGAGAGACGAGCAACACTGCACCGATACGGGTTGTTTCTTCTCCGAACCTGCCTGCCTTGTAGTCGGCTGACAACAATGCCAGAGACTCGCGAAAAGTGCCCATCAGAGCCTGCTCGCCAACTTCTTCCGCACCGAACATGCGCCACTTGGGCACACCCTCGTTGATGGTGAGGACATAACCCAATGAGTGAGACTCAGGGCTTGTACTGCGGTTCTTGTCGTAGCCGTAAGCGGTAAGCCAGTTGTCCATCACTTCTTGTGGGCGTAATTCTTTGATATCCATTTTTAATCCTTTTCTTTTTCTAGGGCTCGCACCCAGTTGGTAATCAGTCGGCAGTATTTGTGTTTAGGCACTGCCCCTGTTCGTTTAATCGTGGCAAGCAGCTCGATCGCCTGGTCACAAGTGTCCACCCCGACAATGTTGTTACGAACCGATAAGTTCGCACACTCTCTGATGAGGTCGTCGTGCATGTCGTCGTTCTTGCCTGTTACTTGTCCGTCCGACACCCAAAGAATGAAATCCTTGTTTGACTTTCGTTGCCGAAGTGCCCACCGAAGTATCGGCCCATCTACGCCGTTACCGCAGTGCAGTGGCAACTCATTGAAGTCTGACTCTGTAATCATTCTCCCGTTCTTAGCGACCACCCAAGCATTAGGTGCGCCTGCGTTGTTGGTGCTGTTGGTGTACACAACAATCAAAGCCCCTGCGAATTGCTTCACAGTTTCCCGAACGGTCTCATGAGATACACCCATAGAACCCGAGCAGTCAAAGACAACAACGCCACCACGAGCCCGAACTACCTCGCGAAAAATGCGGCGTTCCGGGTCAGTGAGCAAACGGTCAGGGCGTGACGGGTATTTGCCCGTCATGGCTGGTCTCTTTCTCTTTCCGATAAACGAACCAGTGTTTTCCGTGAGCGAGGTCATGCCGAAACGCAAGTGTTCCCACTGGCTTCCACTGTCTCGCCTTCTTCTTGCGTTGGTTCGCTTTAGTTCCTTTTCCAATTCGGCAGGTGGCTGTTGCATCCATCCTTCAATTTTGTTTGCCAATGGAAAGGTGCGGAGCATGAACCCTTCGGGAATGAGAACAGAGTGTTCTTCACTTTTCTCCACCCAACTGAACTTCAAAGGGTCGGTGCTAGTAAGTCGCCTGCGTGGAATTGACACAAATCTGCGAGTGTCAAACTTCCAACCAGTCGAATCCATCTCCTTCTCAATGAGTGCAAAGTTTTCCTTGAACATTGGATTCTTGACCAAGCGACGCTTAACAAGCTTGTGAACTTCGGTGTTGTAAGTGCCGAGAAACAAACTAAGAGCGTCGTTCCATGAGTTTCTTGCTACGCAACTATCTGCAAGCCCCTTCTCGGAACCGTCAGCCAAGTGAACAACATCACCAACAAGATCTCCAGTGCGAACATTTTTGACCCACTGGTTAGCAACGTGCCGGGCAACAAGGTTCACTCTCATCTCTTCGGCTATGCGAATTGCGTTAGCACTCACTCCCAACTGGTCAATGAGAGCCTGCGGAACACTGGTCGGAGAAATGCGGGCATGAATCATCTCATGCGCCCGTACTGCCTTGGCTTGGTCACTGTCACCTTCGGGAAGTGCCATCTCGTGCGAACTGAAATCTGTGTAGGCGAGACCCCTCGCAAGAGGGGCAGGATTAACTACCCACCCCTCTTGCAAACTCGGGTCAAGCCCAATGTCAGCCCTGTCAGCCACAACCCATTCAGGCGAGGCAATTCTTTTCGTGTAGTCGGTCATCAGTCCGCAACCTTCATGCCAACGGTCAATTCCACTGCCCCTTCAGAGACGCCTTCCTTGCCCATGCTTTCCGACAAGGCAATCGCCGTAGAAATTGCAGGAGCCTCATCACCAAAGACAAGACGTACAGCAGCAGCTCGATCCATCCGGCCAGAGAGTTTGTCAAAGGCAAAGAAGGAACGAAGGCTAAAGCGGTCACGCTCTCTGTTCGCATAAGCACGAGCAACGCCTTGCAGGTGAATCGGCAGGCAAGCGACTGCTTCAGGGTTCACTTCGTTGATGTTGATACGGACAGGGAATCTGTCCACCAAGTTGGCAGGCAAATCGGTCAATCGTTCGGCATTGGTGGTGGCAATAATCTCAAAGCCATCCTTAGGTGTCATGCGTTCACCAGTTTCGGGGTGTTCGCGAACAGCCGAGCCGTCACTGTCACAGATAAGCAACAAGGCGGTGAGCACATCTCCCGAGGCTTGGTCAAGTTCGTCAAGGATGAGGCGGTCTCCACCTTGCCATGCCCGAAGGGCTGAACCTGTCACAAACTTCCACTCGTCCTTGCTCGGCTTCCACAATCCGTCCACATCTGCGGTGGTCATGTCAGGGGAGCAAAGAACACGGTACGACTTGCGAGTGCGGTCAAAGTATTCAAGGTGCTTAGTCAATGCAAAATGCGTTTTGCCTGTTCCTGGCTGTCCATAAAGCAGAACACGATCGGTTCCAGCTTGCAGCGCAAGGTTCAAGTCATTCCAGCATTGTGAGGATGTTGTAGTCATTTTATTTCTCTCTTTCGTTGTCGGCGTTATTGCCGACGGAGAGATTATGGACTATCCTCGTAACCATGTCAAGTATTTCCGACCTAGAACTTTTAATAGAACAACTAAACGAAGTTGCCCCACCGCCTAAAGCTCCGTTGGGCGTGAACCAAATCATAAAAGACAGTGGCGAGTGGCGACTGGTCAAAGTCGGTGCAGGGCTGTACGCAGTCAGAGGTATCTATCGCAACGCCCGTGGCGAAGAAGTTGAGTGTCGCCAAGAAAACGAAATAGTCGGGTTCGCACCTGCCGTCACCACCGCCGTCCGTTTTACCTTGTCAATCCTGTCCAGCTCACGTCACTATTGGATCACCGTCTAATAGGTTGTTTCTACTGCTGGGCTAGGGTACTATCTCTCTCGCTCACTCTCTCACTCTCTTTCGTGGGTGAGCACCATCTAGTTAGGAATATTATGGAAAACGAAACACCGAAGTTTGAACTTCAAGCACCACCACCACCACGCAATGGCTACCGAGTAGGGATGCCACTTATGAGCGAGTTTGTTGCGTTCCTTGACGCCAACGAAGGAGTGTGGGCATTGTTCTACACATATCAAACAAAACAATCCGGTTACCAACGTGCTTCCGACGCACAGAAGAAGTACGGATTGAAGTATGAGTTCGTAGCTCGCAACACCGATCACGGCACTGCGGTATTTGGTCGCAAGAAATCAACCTTCTGACCCCACGCTCACTCTTTGGGCGGTGTACACTTACATCGCTCCTAACAGCAAAAACCCCCAGGGAATTTCTCCCTGGGGGTTTTTCTTTGCTATCTACTTTTTAGAGTTGATAGCCATCTTGACTTCTTTGTAAAGCTTTTCGCTGTGGGCTAACTCGTAAGCACTGATCGGTTCTTCAACACCGATCTTTTTGGCAGCAACTTTTGCAATCGCTTTCACATATGGCCACCCGCCCCATGATTCAACCTGTCGCAAACGAAACTCAAAAGGTGGGCTGGTGTTCTCAACCGGACTGGTTGGAATCACTTTGTCCACAATGTCAGCAAGCTCTATGAACTCAGCCTTCTCTCCGACTTTCTTTTTCTTTGGTACTGGTTCTTCTACAATCTCCGCATCAACAATTTCGATTTCTTCGGCAGCGGGCTGTTCAACCTTTGCTGTTTCAGCAATTGTTGTTTCGGGGAAATACTCAACACCTTCAATGCTTGACACTTCTTCGGGCGTGTACGACAAGCCAGCGATAATGTCGGGGAACACGATACGACACAACTCACTCGTTGCACGGGCAAGAAGCATGGCACGTGGGTATGTCTTCCAGTTGTTCTTGTTGGCAAGACCAGCCATCTTGGCATCTTCCATTGTCCAGCGCACTGTGGCCGTACTGCCAGTATCTGCTCTGATTCCCTTGACTTCGCAAACTGTGTTGCTGTTTTCAACTACATCAATACGGTGTCCATGACGAGCAACCATCGCTCTCATCAGTTCAGGGGACATTGCGGTGCGTCCCTCAATGACATGGATACTGTTCAGCGCCTGCATTGGCCCCAGGCCAAGCTCTGCTCCGTACATAATGCAAGCCAAAACTGACTCGTTTTTACCACGTAACGCGGTAGGTACAAAAACTGTGTTGCTAACGCGCTGGCTTAGCTTCCACATTGTTTCGTAATCGTGTTGGACAATTGCTATTTCACTCATGGTGTTTCCTTTACTTAATTACCGAGATCGTAGGACGACCCCATGTTATCTGACAATAATCGTCAATGTCAATCTGCATTTCTTTCAATGCCCCAGTGCGCCATCCAAGTGACGCCGTGATCGGCATTGCTTTCTTCAAGTCCTCAACAAGATTAAAGACAGTGCTAGGAGTGATCTCCCCGGTGCCGTTGTTCAAGTGGTGACTTACAATGTCGTTAAGCAAACGCTCACTCTCCCACTTCTTGCTATTGCTACGGCGCTTCTCAAATGTACCAAGCCCTTCAACAACCTGTTTCTTGTCGGGCATGAGGTCATAAATGTCGTGCTGAATTGTTTCCACAAGCGCAGCAAGGTTTTGTTTGAAGTCAATTAGGTTCGTAAGTCCGTAACACAACGATTCCCAATCCTGCGCCTCGGCTAGATCTTTGCGGTAATCATCCATCAACAACAATGCGTTTTGAAATGCGACCAGTGCATCTCCTGTGATGCGATCCGGTAACGCTACTTTAATTATTTCTGTCATGACCTGATGTTCCTTTCCAGTGGCCGATGCCACCATTCTGATACAAATATGAAGCTACTGCAAGATTACATCTCACTTTGGTAAGTGCTTTGATTACTTGGCTGTACTTCACTTTGCAAATGTTCCTCGTGACTGTAGCCCAACTACCCTGGATTTGCAATAATCCAACATCCGGTTTTCCTGTGTGTCTAACAGCAGAAATGCTCTTTGGGTTGCAACGTGACTCACGATAAGCGATTTTGCTAAATTGTTTAACCGGAAGCTTGTATTCCCTAAACAAAGACTCGTACTCCGGACAACTTTTTATGGGAGTTGCCGACGCACGAGTTGGAGTGAAAGTTATTAATGCGAGAGAGGCGATAAGGATTCGTTTCATTCGGCCGCCTTTCTACGTTTCTTCTCCACAATTGGACGGACGTTTACCACATCCCTAAAAGAACCGTGTCCGACAGCACCACCATACAAGCAGTAACTACCGTCCTTGTTGTAACCCTTAACCTTGAACTCACCTGACTGCCCGTGAATACGGACAAGCGAGCCCACTGGTAACCGATTATTGTCTGTCATATTGCTCCTAACAGTATTGGTCAATTATAGCTTACAGCTAGTTAAAGAGAATTTGTGTGATTGATTACATCATCAAAAGGTGGATCATCTTCAATGTTTTCTACATACCAATACTGTGTATTAGTAATGTATGAGGGTCTCTCGGGTTCAAACTCTACAAACGACGAATCGAAAACCAACATCCTGTTTCCAGGGAAAGCTCCAAGCGCACCGCACTCAAGCTGCACGAAGTTAAAGTGCTTGTGTTGATCCGGACACATAGCAAAGTGGTCATCGTAAGGCGCAGCAGTGAAAATGTATCTGCCAATCTCCCACTGGCCCTTCATGTAGACCTTGACAGGCATTTCTTTCAATGCGTCATACTCGTGCGTTACGAAATCCCACCCATAACAAGACCATATTTGCAAGTGGTCTAATGGGTGGTTGTGTGAGGTCTTGGGGTCAAATGTAATTGCATGAACTGGAACGTGTTGAACCATGGCACCGTTGTTAAGCAACAGGGATAGACCCCAGGCTCGCCCTGGCAAAGAAGAAAGCCCGTACACCATGCAGGGAGTGAACTCCCCATAACCCTTCTGCATGTCGTAAAGAAACTCATTACGAACGTAACAGTAAAAAGGCTTAGGGATATCTGCTATGTGTGTGGACATTATTTCTTCTTCTTGCGCCGATTCTTTTTCTGTTCGGCTAGCTCTTCTTGACCCTTGCGTGACTTCCACCGATGGCATAAGCATTCACAGTTGTCATGAACGTACTGAGGCCAAATAGTGATAGCACGATCGACCTCTCCACAGTGGTCGCAGGCCATTAGGCAGCTTCGTGGTCGATGATCTGCTGTACGAAATTATAGCACTTCAGCAGTTCTTCGGTCTCATGTTCCCCGGATGGCACTACCTTGCGGAGAAAATAAAGGAGCATTTCCCAGTTCATGTGACCTCACTAAGACTTCTACCCGTTGCACCATTTGCACGGGAATATGGAACACAGAATGTACCATACCGTCAGAGCTGAATGTTGCCACCATGCTGATGTGGTTTTCTTTTCCACCCTTTTCTGTGGGTAACAAGAAACCGCAACTGTTGACTACACAAGGGCCGTCGTCTTCAAGGTTGACATAATCTTCCCACCCATCTGTTCCGACGTGGGCATCATGCCAAACAACCATTACAGGGGTGAGCTCAAAGTCCATAGTTACACTTTAAACCATTGACCACGCCAAGAAGCGGTACCGTCGAAGATAGGGATTGACTCGTAAGTGAATCGATTCTTGCCGGTAGTTTCATATTCCACTACTGCTAGTCCTTGTTGCCAGTTCTCATGAGATACCAACGGGCGACCATCAATGTCCATACCCTGCTTAGTGCTCGGAACTGCTCCGTCAAGCCGTGCCAGGCAGCCTGGGGACGCTGCCATAATGGTTCGTGGGCCATCGTAATCCTCTCGGGTCTTGTAAGCCAGCTCAATTCTGTGGATATGTCCATAGATAACGCTGTGTTTCTCATTGGCAAGGTACATGTGGGCGGTTGACCCACTGCTCTTGACCTTGCTTCCGTGAATAATACGGATCTTGTTGTTGAGCCAAATGTGTGAGGCTGGGTAGCCTGGGCGGTATTCCACCCCATAGTCCTCCATACGGCACAGGAAGGGCACAGAAAGCACGGGCCAGGTGTCAGGTACATTTCCTCGTCTGAGGCCAAAGGCGGCCCTAGCGTTGTCTAGGATGTGGTTTGGGAGGCGTTCCTCGTGGTTGCCTGCCAGCCATATGATCTCGGCGTGGGGAGCTGCGGCCCGAATCTGAGCGCAGACAAGGGAAGCACGGTCAATGGCTTCCTGGGTGGTCTGCTGGTATGCCGGGGTAATGCGGTACTTGCTCAGCTCCGGTAAGTCCAGGTTGTCCCCGACGAGAGCTACCACGTCGGGCTTGGCTTCCTTGGTAATTGCAAGCGCAAGGTCGATAGCCTTCTCGTCGTGAGTTGGCTCCATCTTCCCCTTGCGGTTCCGGTAGTAACCAATCTGCATGTCCGGCAAAACGACACAGCGCTTCATCTCGGATTCCATTGGCTTGGAACGGTTGCGTGGAATGGCTACTCGGGGCCCCTGCTGGATAACAGGCCATTCGGGTTTTTGTGCTGGCTTATAAACTAAAGTCATACATCCTCCTAATGGAGTTACATATTAACTATTGCCTGCGTGGTTATTAGCAATCCCACTTGCGGAAAGCTTTTTTATCTGCCGTCGTTTCTGATCCTATTGTTAGCGCTTCCTACAAGCATAGACTGGATTCCTGCAAGTTTTGCTTCTTGCAATTTGTCAAAACCTTTATTTAGTTGCTGTTCAGCCATTATTTCAGCTCCCATCCTGGGGTTCTGCTTCATTGCAAGAAGCAAAGAAAGTTCTCTTATTTTTTGTTCACGAACGGACGTTAACGAATCAGCCATTTCTCCAAGTTTTTCAAAAGTGCTGGGAAGATAATTTCCTGCAGGAAGTTTTTCCGGAGTGTTAAAAACAAAAGCTTGGTGAGTTTGCCCGCTTGTCATTGCACCACCCTGATGAGGGAAAACTTCCACACCATTGTCGCGAAGAAACATCCATAATTTTTCTTTTGTTGTAAATTCACCAGCGCCAAATTGGGTTAACTCGTTTTCCCCTAAATTTTCTATTTGCATTTGTATGTTTGCAAATTCTCGGGTTGGACCCCATTGGGAATTTGGAATATTTTTAATTCTTTCAATAATTCCGTTTATTTCTTGTTGGTTTTTTGACCCCGGTAATTCTTTTTTTATAAATTCGCGAACGAGATCGCCCAATTTATCTGCGCTTTGTTGAGTTATGTTGGGATCCGTTATGTCCAATGCAGGTAAACCAAAAGCTGAAGTAATATCTCCGCCAGGACCTCTTGTTATCGGCATGTCCCAATAGTTTTGACCACCCATATGATTTCCGGAAAGTGCTTGCCATTTCGGCCTATTTGAAGTCAGCATTACTTCTTCCAAAGCTTCTTGGTATGGATTTATTGTGAATCCAGGATGTTCCCTGTCCGGATAAACCTTTTTAAAAAGTTCAATTCTTTCTTTTTCCCATTGAGCAGCTTTGCTTCTTAAAGCATCTCCCAAATCTTTGGACCAATAATGATCGGGGCTTCCTTTTCTAGCAGTTTCGCCAGCAATATAAACAGCGTCGCTATTTGTAGCAATGGCAGAATCAACAAATTTTTTTCCATCGGAAGAAATCACCGGATATTTAAATTTAATTTTTTCCGGTACATTCCATTTTTGACCTTTAAAAGAAACAGGAAATGGAAGCCTGTCAACAATAGCTTGAGCCGCTTCGGCAGAATCAGCATTATCAATAATTTGTCTTACAGATAAATTGGGATTGGCCCAAAGAACTCTTCCCCAATCAGGGCCGATCGGATCATCAACGTTTTTAATCTTAGACAAATAATCGTTTCTTTGCATGTCTAAAATGTCTTTATAAACTTCATCTCTATTCATTCCAAAAGGATTTAAATCACTTCTGCCATCAGTAAATCCAGTTATTTTATTTCTAGACGGTAATTGTAAATAATTTTCTAAATACTGATCGTCTACGTTATAAGATGGGAACCCTGAAAACTGTTGGGGTTCATCAAAATAGGTGTAAGACATTGATCCGGAATCAGAGTCATATTTTCCACCGCTAAACAATTGGCTTGCTCCGCTGCCACGTCTTCCTTCCATTCGGGCAGATTCTTCCATAGAATTAAGAGGGAAAGGAAGTCGCTTGCCTTGTTGGTTGGTATGCCAAATACGCATAATGTCGGGGTCGTAGTATTTACCTCCCGGAAGACGCTCATACCATTCCGGGCGTGCATAACTATCGTTTTTTAATCCGGTTAGCATGACAGATCGTTTGGCTTGTATGTCTCCTTCTTTATTTAAAAGTGCCATTGCCCTCCTTGAGCTAACGTTATCAATACTGTTATAGGAAGCCATCCGGATCTGATCAGCAAGTTGTTGTTTACCAGCGGCACTTCTCATAAAAATAGCGTTTTTAAAAGCTTGCTTTAAAGGATTGCTGGCTTGGGCGGCTGCTCTAACTCCGGGGACAGCGCTGGCAATGTTTAAAGTATCTTCTCCCAAAGCCATAAGTCGTTCCGGAGCACTTGCATCACTAAATGGGTTCAATGCCGTATTGGCGTTTTGAAGAGTTGCAGTGCGATAAAAAGACTTAGCTGGCTCCTTGATGAGATTGTCACCAGCAAACTTGATCATCTGCCCTACGGAGTCAGAGTAGACGTCTCCACCCATATAAGGGGCGATAGTCTTTACCGGCACACGCTTGTCGTAATACGCCCTGTAATTAGCCTCGGCTTGCTGACGGGAATCAATGGCCTGTTCTGCTTGCCGGATGTTTGTGAACTGTTTTCTTGGACTAACAGTGCCAGCATTAGCTGGGGCTACGGTGGTGCCGCTGTTGTTAAGTGCTTCTAGCCAGGCAGCAGGGATCTCCGGCTGCTCAGGGACAGCCGGAGTTCTCTTCTTAGGCGCAACCGGCGGACGAAGCATTTATCGCTTGCGGTTCCAAGCATAATCAGCTGCCCCACCCATGCTCTTAATGTAGGCATATGTAGCGTCAGCACGATCCCCACCGGCTTTTGTTGAAGCAACGGCTGCCGCATTTGCTGTTTTGTTTGCCGACGAAAACTGAGAGCCTCCCTTGAACAACATGTTAGACCTACCAGTTTCACCCATTCCGGAACGACCAGCAGCGTCGGTGCGATTTCTAAGAGCTTTTTTTCTAGCAAGATTTTTGGCTGCGCTTTCTTCTGCCAAGCGAAAATCGGCAGCTGAGCCTGAGTTGTTACGTTTTGCCATTGTTTTAAATACCTTCGGGGATTATGAGCAGTTCCAATCCTGCCTCTTTAGATAATACAGGAGCGTGAAAGGTAATGGTAGGGACGTATCCAGGGGCATCGTCGTCAACTACACCAGCGTCTACCAGTCCATCAATAGCTGCCTTGGCTGTGGGGTAGCAGGCTCCGGTGTCCTGGAACTTGCGGTCAGGCAGGATAGGCGTCACTTCGATACGGATAGACCGGAAATGGGGGATCCCCGCCTCAAGAGCAGCGTCTCGGAATGCTTCCCTCCACCACTTGGTAATGGCAGCCCGCTGATAGTGGGAACCCTTCTTACGCTCCTGGTTGGTTGTCCAGGGGCGCTGGCCCTTCACTATCACGCTGTACTGTTCCATTACGGAATCGTATCGCCGGTCTCAATGGCCCTGCGGCGCTTGAGGGTTTCAATAGTACGCAGACGGTCACGAGCACTACGCATCACATCTTCAATTTGGTCATCTGCCTGGTACGGAATACCTGGAAGAGAGAACAGGCGTCCGGCAGCTGCCAACCTGCCACCGTACTTAACATTGGGCTGACGAGTGCGTGGGTTGAGACGAACTTCGCCAGTGTCGTAACGAGCAACCGGACCAAGAGCAATACGGGTACCTGGAATGCGTGACCCAGGTGCAACGTTCATGGCACGGTTGACAATTGGGAACTGCTGTGCAGTAAATCCAAGCAATTCACGTGGGCGAGTAAAAGGAAGAAGTGGCGGTGAAATTTCTGATCCGCTGAGTGTGTACGCACCACTTCCCGACGGCCTAGAAATCGGCTGGAAGCCTTTGGCAATATTTCTTCCAGTCAGCACCGCAGCACCAATACGTGGTACGGGGCCAAGGGTGTTAAGCGCTGGCCTAACATCCTCGTCGGCAAGGACTGAACCAATTGGACCACCGAAAACGTCACCAAACGGGTTGAGAATGTTTGTTGAGAACGCTCCACCAAACCATGTTGGGTTGCCATACCGCAAGCCCATGGGGTCTTCGTCGGGATCATAAACAAGGGTTCCCATGTAAATGTACCAGCGAAGAGACTGCGGGCTGTCGGAACCAAGCATCATGAACACTTTATGGATGTGCTTTGTCCATGCGTAGAAAGGAATGAACGGGGTCACATACTTTCGTTCGCTCATCGAAAGGTCAGCAAAGTCACCCAAGAAGTCGTTTGCAGTGTCTGCAGCTTCAAGAACAATCTTACGCAATTCCGGATCGTTCTTCCAAGAACCGTCAGCAGCAACGGTGTCAAGGTCAACACCCTTAGCCTTCAATTTGGTATCAAGAACTTCAAGGAAATAGGCGTGACGCTGAATACGGTTAATTGTTTCGTTGATCTTGAACGAAGTGTTGATTACGCCTCGGCCACGAACGGCTTCCGGGTATTGCTTTCCTGTCAAACGAGTCAGCAATGGAGGAAGTGCGTTTCCTTCCGGAATGTTGTACAAGTACCGGCGGTCAGCCAAAGAGGCGCTAATGTCCTGAATTGGTGATTCTTTAGCAATTCGAATCTTGGGGGTAGGGGTTGGCAATTCTGAAGTTGCATCTACAAGGGTACGTAGACCAGGCCCGTACTCTTCAGCCTTGACTTCCTTCATGCGACGAATCATGTCCACCACATTGACACCGCTCATTTGAGCAATAATCATGTTGGAGAAAAGGTCACCAAGCTGCCAAGCCACAGACAGCACAAGGGTCGATGTTTTGAATTGACTTGTTACCTTGTGGGCACCACGAAGAAATCCGTTCCATGAAGCTGGGTCAATGACAGCCTCAACCTTTGCAATAGCTTCAGAGAAACCTGTAGGAACGAACATGGTCTCATGAGTAACACGAGCAATCGGCATACGTGAAGTAATTTTGCTGTACGGATCAATAGCTTTAAATCCACGGTTCGCCATCTCAATAACAACAAGACGACCGTATTCTTCTTTAAGGGCAGCGTTAAAAGCAGCCTTTGGATTAGGCACACCGGAAGAAAATGCTGCTGTTCCGCCTTCAGCTTCTGCAATGTCCGCACCAACACGAACTACGGATTGGTTGAGATCGTCTTCACTCATGCGTGAGACTTTTTGGTAAGCCTTTTCGTAAAGAGAGCGTGACAAATCCTCACCAAGTACTTCAATACCTGTATTGCCAAACTGTGCAACAAGCATACGGTACGATTCGTTGGAGCTCATGCGGCCCACGTCTTTACCTAGTCGTGCAGCAACGCCACGAATAGAGAAGATTGTTTGGCGATCACCGTCTCGATAGTGTTCGCTTGTCAGGATTTCAAATCCGGAAAGACCAGCTCGCTGGAGGTCCATTGCCAAGCCACCCGTAAAGACTGCAGGGCGGCCAGTAGGTACATACATTGGCCCCTGGAACTGGAAATCCTCACCGTCAGGAAGTCCTACAGCAAATTGTTCTGACGGGTAGCCACCTTCCATTGCAACTCGCAACGGGGCAGCTCCGCCCATAGACTGAATGTCGGCAAGAGTTTGAGAAGATTCCAGGCGGTTCTCAATGATCTTGAGCTTACGAGCTTTCTTCTTTTTATCTTTAATTTTTTCACGCAAAGCAGATTGAGCAGCAGCGTTCTTTGCTAAAGCAAGACGAGCTTTGGTGCCGGTCTTTTGAAGCTGGATCAGCCTTTCCGCTTCTCCACGATACTTTTCCGACTGAACAATAAACTCTTCAAAAGCTGCCAGGCGTTCAGTTGCTCGCTGGGCAGCACGCATCTTCTTTGTTGCGTCCTTAGCCATTGCGTTAATAACGTCAGCTTCGTAGGCGGCGCGACGAACGGTCGGATCAGATATCTTGCGTTCCGGCACTACGTCGGTTGGCTTGTCGGCAATAACACGCAGAGATGGGATCTCGTTATCACCAAGGATTTCCCGAGCACGATTGACAACCGTTACAAGGTCATTGTCAACACCCTCTTCGTTGATCAAGCGGTCAAGGTAATCCTGTGCCTGCTGAAGTTCAAGGTTCTCGTCAATTGCGGCAAGAGGGTCAAAGTTCTTGCTCTTGCTTTCTTTAAGCGCCTTCTTGGCACGTTCGTATTCACGCACGGTTTCAAGGAATTGCTGGCCCCATTCGTCAGGTGTGAGACCGTAAGGGTCAGCTAGCTGGTCAATGTTGTCTGCAACACGAATAAGCTTTGGACCCTTGGCTGCAGTGCTGCGTTCGGTAGTTGAACGAAAATATGTACGGGCAAGACGACGGCGTTCACGTGGGTCAAGCTTGTCCCACCATTCCCATTCGGCAGTACCGGAACGTACATTGACATAGAAGGTTACGGAATCATTGGCACGGTCCCACTTGCCTCCAATACCTTCAAGAACACCGGCGTAGGTACGAACTTCTTCTTGCGCCTTAGCCTGTGCGTCTTTGCGGTATGTCTCAACGTCTTCAGGTGTTGGGTTACGCATTGACTCAATGTCACGCTCCAACATGGCACGTTCTTCAACCTGGGCCTTAAAGTTTGCATAAAGCGCAGGATCCTGGGCAACACTGTTAGCAAGCTGCTCAAGCTCAGGGTCAATGAGGGAAGCACCCTCTGCAACAGCTTCTGCTTTTTGTGCAGCTGTTTCCTTACGAAGATTGGACAAACGACCCTTTTGCTCACCAATACCTTTCGTTCCGGCAAAATACTGTTCGACGGTAAGTCTTTGAGGATTGACACCAAGAGAACCGGCTACACCATTTTCAAAAAGCTTGTTGTAGTTTTTAGGGAGAAGAGAAAGAACACTGCCGTTTTCAATTCCTTGATCGCGCAGCTGACGAGAAATTGTTGCAGCATCAACGGAACCAGGGTCACCTAGTTTTTTGTCGTATGGCTCAATAACGTCATCAAGACGAAGAAGGCCGTACTCAGCACTGATGATGTAAATGCGGTCGTCGTCAAACATTTCACGAGCAGTAGCCAGTGCGTCTTTAAACATTGACCCTTGGTACATCTCGGCAGCTGTGGTTGCAACCGGCCCCTTAGCAGCACCGCACGGAATGATTACATAGTCGGCACGTGTGTTCTTTGCTCCTGGCGCTTTTGTCTGTTCAAGAACGTCATCAACTTTTGCAAGGCGCTTTGGACCATTGGGGTTCTCAATAACAGAAAGAAAATATTCAACATCAGAAAGAAGTGAGAGATCACGTTCTCGTTGATACGGGTTTCCATATTTTTTGGATGTTTCAACTTTTAGTTTTTCTATTTCTTTTCTTATTAAATCAACGACTTCACTTTTCAGCGTTTCGTTTAATTTATTAAATTCGTCAATAGCAATTTGATTTTGTGATATTCCTTCTTTAATATCAAAATCGTCTTCCAATACGCTGGAAATACTTTGTATTGCCAAAGCTGCTTCTTCTTGCCCTGGAAAATCTTCTTCATCCCAAAACCGATCACCAATTCTTTGCCAATCATCAATCGGAACAACATTGTCACGTACGCCAGGAAATTTTAAATCACGCCGAACAAGTTCAGTACCAATATATGTAACGTCTTCACCATCTTTAATACGAGCTTGAACCTTGTCAATTGCTGCACGTAAATTGGCAATGTCTTTTAAAGCAGCCGCTTTTGAAGAAGATTTTGCTTTTGTAAGTCCTTCAACTCTTACATCCCAACCTTTTATCGCCCTGCCTGATCTAAAAGATACATCTTGAGCACCAAGGTCTTGCCTAATTGCATTTTCGAGAACATCAATAGCTTGAACAACTGTTTCAATTGGAGTGTCGGGGGAAAACTTTAAAGACGGTATAACCCCCGTTACGGGGATTGATGGAAGAGTAATCTCTACAGAATCGCCGTTGACTTGATCCCTTTTTGTTCTGACACCCGGAATGCCAGCACTACCCCAGGCAATCTGAGTGGCGGTTGTGTTGGCCTCAAAATGGTTTTCAATTCTGTTTAATTCTTGAAGCGCCAACTTTAAATAATCGTACGACTTTCTTGAAAATTTACGTAAAGGATGCGTTGCGCCGTTTTCATCTGCTGGAATAGTTTCACGACTCATTCCTCGTGTCATCTCTGAATACAGTTCAGCCGGAACATAGTCAGGAGGGTTAAGGATTAACTGTATCTTTGCTTCTTTTGTTGTGGCGGCACGAACTTCTTTAATATACCGGGCAATAATATTTGCCGTTGTAGCCAGCTGATGAACGGTGCCAAACTTGGATGAAACTACCCGTTGGGGGAATACGGAAGTATCTGCAGTGTCGTCAATAATTGATTGAATTACTTCATCAATTGCAGAACCTTTTTTCATAATAATAACGTTTGGATCATTCCAATTTGTTATCAGGCCAAGGTCAAGGCTTCCTACATCGTTGCGTAGCTTGTTAAGTTTGTTAAAAATGGTTGTGCGTGGTTCGCCACCTCGTACGACTCCGCCTTTTGTCAATGGTGCAGTACCAGCAATAACCCGTTGGTTTGTTTCGTCACCAAGAACCTTGACGATGGCCTCCCCAACAGCCTGTTCCATTGTCATGCCTTCAGGTGTTTCGTAGAAGGCTTTGTTTAGCTCCTGGGTAACGTCGTTGATAACGTCACCAAGCTGCTCCATGCGGAGATCAGCAACCCGCAACTCTGCAGGCGTCTGAGCATTCTCCATAAATTCGTTAGCGTCGTTCCAGGCGGATTCAATTGCGGTAACAAAGTTAGGAATAACAGCCTGCAAGCTGCTGCCTTCCAATCCTTCAAGCGCTTGTTGGGCTACAGCCTTGAGCTGTTCTATGTATGCGTCACCACGTTCCGGAGTAACTGGGAATACTTCTTTAGGATCAACTTCAACTTTAAGCGTGTCGAGATCTCCGCCTGCCCGTTCAAAAGCCATCTCGCCGTCGTACAGTTCGTCATCCGCAAGAACAATTGCATCGGTAAGGTTACTAATTGCTGACTCGTCGGCCTGGCGAGCAATCTCGTTAATATTCCTTGCTGCGTCAACAGCCTGACGAGCAGACGCAGCTGCTGCTTGGGCGTTAGCAAGTTCTTGCTGCAATACGGCAAGCTCTGCGTCCACTGCGTTTTCGGGAAGAGAAGCCCTTTTCTTACCAATTACCTTCTGAAGTTCTTCAAGCCTTGCGGTGGTTTCGGCAAGTTTAGCCGCCTGCTTTACTACAGGGCTCTTAGCAATGATTTCCCGAACCTCAGAAACCGGAATACGATATTTCTTAGCAATTGCTTTTTCGTTCATGCCAGCAAGGTGTGCGTCAACAACGTCGTACTTGCGAACTTGTTGCTGTAGCTTTACATGCTTTTCTTCAAGCAATGCAATCTTGTCGGTGATCTTGAGAATTTCATCACCAAGCTTCTTGAGCTTTCCTTTTGTTTTCCCTAAAAGGTTTTCCGCAGCGTTTAGACGGCCCCGTGATGGCGGCATGTCAAATTGCTCAGGGCGGTCTGCAACTTCTGCATCCGGGTCAGGATTTTTAAACGGGTCCCATGGACCTTTTGGTGCGCGAGGACGACCATCTCGTGGCGGAAGAGGTTCACCCAATGCTGCGCCAGTTGCCTCCTGGTTAAAGGAGCGGCGAACGCGACGATAGAACTCAATGTTTTCTCGCATTGACGCTGGGTACATGGAGGGGTCAAGAGCAAGCTCATCAGGCAACGCTTCAACAATCGCCATAAGAAACTGTTGGCGTACTGGGTCGTTAGCCGGAAGTTCAAAGATTCCGTTTTCTTCTGCTTCTGCAAATAAGTCAATAAGGGCTTTGTTCTTTGATTTTGCAACAGCGACTTTAAGACGATTGACAAAAGGCAGAGGAATTAAGTAGTCAGTAGAAAGAGCACTGCGACGGCCAACGCCATCTACTGATTTTTGTGCAACTTCAACAAGAGCTTTCATCAAGCCTTCAACAGCAGAAGACAAGCGTTGGTATTGTTCGGGAGAAAGATTTCCGTTTACAAAGTCAATTGATAAACGAGCGCCTGATCCCGAAAGGTGGTATTCCGGAGTAGCGTCATAGCGGCCAAGCTCGGCAATTTCTTCAGGTGTCTTGTTAAGGTTTTCAACAAGGTATTTTACAAGAGCAGCACGGCCGTTGATAACAGCAATGATTGCTTCGTTTTCTATTTGACTAAGTTCACCCCAGGCTTCGCCGGTGGCGGGATTGACAACATCTTTAAACTCAGGGTTTTTCTGAATGTTAAGAAGTGTTTGTTTTACTAGCTCTGCTTCAAACTCCGAGTTGCGTACCGCTTGACGGATTTTTGCTTTTGTAGCATGGGTAAGGGATATGGCAATGTTTCTTGCCGCTTTTTTACGAAGCAACTGAAGGTCAGGATGATTGTCCGGCATCTCCGGATTGGCTTTACGAAGATCATCAATTTGCTGAATGTAGGATTTGGCTGCGCGTGCGCCCCAGCCGGTAGAAAGTTGTTCTACATACAAACCTTCTCGATAGGCTTTGCCGAGACCTTTGCCTGCCCACACGTAAGGCTTAAAAGGAAAGTTTGCTGCTTTGTCTACGTAGTCAATAGCATGGCCCGTACGGGAAGCAGTGCGATCAGCCCATCCGGAAATCTTTGCCATGCGTTCAGATTTTGCAGTATATAAAGCAGCCCTTTCTGCAGCGGCAGCAGCATCTGCCATCGCCCCTCTTGTAGCCGAAGCAGCGGCCGAACGGGAAGCGACAGAAGCGGCAGCAGCAGATTCAGCAGCAGAAGCGCCGGTAGCTTTTGAAATTGAAGATGCGCCTCTTGCGGCACCACGGCCTATAAATGAAATGTTGCCAAGGTCTTCAATAAGCATTCCGGAGATAGGTCCTCCAGCTTGCCATTGCTCTGCGTAGTCGGGAACACGATTCCAAAACTGAAGAGTATTACCGACGCTAGTTGCAAATTGACGTGTTGTTGAGTTTGGATCGCTGTATGGTCTTTCGTCTTGCCAAATAAATGGCGTAGATTGCTTTACAAGATCAATCCCGAGGCCGCCAAAAAAACGAATAGCGCCGGATGGAACGTTGCGTACAACGTTTGCAACTTCACGAGTTTCTGTTTGGAATCTAGATTTTCCTGCAACGGGACTTAATGAAGATGAGCTAGCTGGTGATTTTCTTCCGATGTAGGGAAGACCGTTCCATAATTTAAGCTCAACATTTGTAACGTCGTCTGCAAAATTGTCAAACCAACTATTGCCGTCTCCCCCGCCAGTGCTAGGCGTAGGCGAACCAGGCCTGGGAATAGGAGGAAGCGGCGGAAGCTTTGGCTTATTTGCTACGGGTTGAAGTTTGCGAGGCTGTGCTGGGATAACCATAGTTTACACCTCAAGGCCCAATTGAGTCATAACCCCAAATAGCGTTTTCATTAGCCTTGCTTGGAATGGTAACAAGACGGTTCTGAAGAGCCTTGAGAAGAAGTGCAAAAGCTTCTGCTCCAGGACGTGCATCAATTTCTTCAATAAGTTTTTGAGCATTGTCCGAATCACCCTTAGAAATGTAATCGCGATACAAACCAATAATAGCTGCACCGCTGTCAGCATAATCGTTTCCATCGTCAGGCTTGGTGAAGGTGTAATTCTTATTGATTGTGTCAGACATTTGTGTCTTTGTTTGGCCGGAGATTGGCGACAAAGCTCCATATGAGAATCCTGTTGTTTCCTCAATATTAAGCAACGCATCAGCTTCAGCTTGATCTTTTGCGGTGTTGAGACGGTCTTCTTGTTCTTTCTGAAGAGCTGTGTATTCGTCGTACGGAACACCATATTGGTTCATATATTGAGTATCGCGGTTGCGCTTAAAGTATTCTGAGTCAAGTCCTGCAAACTTACCGGCAGCAAGGTTGGCGTCCATGCCGTATCCCCTGGTAGCGATAGAAGCAGCAAGTTGAGACAACGGGGTCATCTCAAGCTGTTGAGCGGTTTGCAGATATTCCTCAGCTGGCTTAGCTTGCTCTGTGTACCAAGATCCCAGGGTTGGGGTAAATGACTTGATGGCAGCACGTTGGTTGGCGTACTGAGGCATCGACAGCTGGTCAGCAATACGGAAGTTACCGGCGCTAACAACACCTGGGTTGTACTCGCTGGTAAAGCCAGTCAGTGGCCCTAAGGCCTGACGGTAGCCCTTATCTAGCTTGGTGTAGTAGTCACGAGCTGTAGACCTAAGCTGTGGAACGGTGACGTCACGAACGTTCATGGCCGCTCCGCCAATAGCTGTAGTCAAGTCCCCAGCATTGCTAAAGCCCCCGTACTTACCGCTGCCGCTTGATGTTCTGCCAGTGCGAGCCAAAACGTCGGCAAAGGTTTTCGTTGCTGGAGCACCAACAGCAGATACGTATGGCTGATATGGCTGATTAGTGTTTGCAATAGAAGTAGCGTTTTGAGCAGCGAGGCTAGGGAAAGCCTGGCTTAGCAAACCCTTGCGGCTTAAAGCTTCTGCATAGGTACCCTGCTGTGGCGTAGTGGTGCCAGTACCAGTACCACCGGAATCGGTGTTGGTAAATACACGCTTAGGCATTTTGCCACTAGCTGCATTGAAAAGGTCAGATTTTGTACCAAGCATTTGTTAATTATTCTTTACGATGGTTTCGGCGGAGCTAATGGGTCAGGAAGGCCGGGAACGTCGTAGCCGCTAAGTGCGGGTCCACCGCTGGCATTCCCACTTCCTCCACCATAGCGTGTAGGGTAGCGCCACTTGAGGTAGCTTCTGTAAGCGTCAACGTATTGTGGAAGCCGCTTAATAGCTGCTCTGTTTTGATCCTGACGAGCAGTTGACTGAGTGTTTGAAATAGCCTGCATATTGGCGAGCGCACCAACCGAGGGGATCTCGTTGGGGTTGATTGCAGTTGGCGGAGAAGATGGTGTCCCCTGGCCAGGCTGCAGAAGGCTAGAGATGTTTAAGCGGTTAGGGTTTTGTTCGCGAAAAGCCTGTTCGCGCATTGCAACAGAATCTCTATATTGTTGAAAAGCCGCCATCAGTAACCACCTATTCTTTTTGGAACTACCGTTTTGGGTTTAGGAGTCACGGCGGTAGGTTTTGCTCCAGCTTTTGCTGGGGCTCCGTAGGACGGCCTAAACCTTTTATATGCGTCCGCCATAGCTTTCCCCCCAGCGGGGCTAATAATTGC